CGGTGCGTCAAGTATTTCCTGTTCCATGTTACTGTAATCAGTTGCTCCCATAAAGAAATCTCCTTATTTGATTAGTTGATGTTATAGTTCAATGCGCTGTCTCATTTCGATGAGATGATCTATGAGACAGCTAAGGATCAGATTATTCTCTCGAATATCCGATGCTAGCGGCACCAGCTTTTGCTCAGGTGACTTTTCACTCTCCTTGGCCATAGCTGACGGAGTCGTGACGCAAGTCAGCTTATCTTCCAAACCATTGACTGACTCCTTGAGTCTTTCCAGCAGGTCAACCTGGTTCTGCATTTGCTCAAATACTTGAGCAAGTGTCTTTGGTTCTCCAGTTCCCATAGCTAAACCTCCGAAATTAGTTAGTGTTATTTTATCTCATTTGCTCATCCAATGTAAAGTCGAGCTTTGGCTTATCTTCACTTGGTAAGCCTATCTTTTTGAGTAGGGCCTTAATATCTGCAGGCTCCTCAGCATTCAGTATTCCCTTTCCCTTGAGTCGGGACCTAGCTATGTATTTGCCCTGGGCCTCGACCAGAAGTCTACGATCTAGCCCACCAGATGTTTCCCTTGCTATGAGTACATAAAGTTCGTCGAAGAGGAGTGGAATTGTGACAACTGCCTGACCAGTAGTAAAGAATCTATACTCTGTGCGCTTGTGAGCTATGTTTGTCTTAGGATCGACTGAGAGTACTTCCTCAATCTCACGAAGGTGTCCAGTCAAGAAGAAATCGCACTTGAGGTGCATAAGCTTCTTGATGTAGTTGACCATTGCCACCTTCTGGGGCACATAGTCCTTGCCCCAATTAGGTACATTGCCTGCCTCAGAGCGGCTCTTGAGCTGATCATTCATAGCTGCATCACCCCAAGTAGTTGCACTATCAAGGCAGTATGTCCCGAAGTGGTCGAAGTAGCCCATTGCCAGGCGACGCTCAGTTGAGCCCTTCCACTTGTCAAAGGCAGTTGGAGCAAAGGGATCTTCGCTCTCCCACCGAGTGTCAGCGACTACATCTCCACTAGCAATTAGATCCCTCAGACACTTGGTGCCACCTGGATCGAATGAGTCTATGTGGATAGGACGTCTGGCTGTCCTCAGAAGATATGTCTTGCCAGAGCCAGTCCGACCAGTTATGAGTACACTGAATCGCTTCTGAAGTGGGTCACCTTCGTAATGCTTGCGTAGGTTTACTAGTTCGTTTTTGTAGGTATAGACCACTATATTATCCTCTTCAAGTCCATCTTATTTCGAGTATCCATTGCAGAAGGATCCCAGAACTCGACCTTAAAGCCGATTTCTGGAGTATGACAGCGTTGGAGTGGATTGCTCCAAGTCATACAGAAGTCGTGGTAAGGACAGCCACGATAGCTCGTGCACGAGTTAGGATTCTGCTGGAAGGCCATCATGACTGGATCCTCTTCCTTGCAGTGATGTAGCCTATCCATGTCACGATCTATGTCATCCATGATATCCAAAGTATTCCATAGCCAGATGTTCATCTGTTCTATGTTCTTGAAGGCTTCAACATAGCGTATGCCTACATGATGGCCTTGAGAGCGATTGGCTGAGCCACGGGACAAGTAGCCGAATCCAGTCTTGCAGAACTTAACTCCCTTAACTTGTGCAATAGGAAATAGGCAGTAGAGGCAATGAGTATAAGTTCCATTCTGGATTGAGAGGTAGAACTCATTGTCCCAGCGAGTGTCTTGGAACCATTTTTCAGTTGTCGTCTTGTGATCCCAAGCTTCAAGAGTCATGTCATGCAGATTCACCATGACAGCGTCTATCTTATAGTGGAGGACCCTCTTCTCGTCAACAGGGACAGTGCCGGAGATCTCAGTCATCTTCTTCCCATCGACCTCAGCTACTTGATAATCCAACAGGTCATGACTCTGCTGCTGATAGTATGCTAGCAAGCCAGCAAGCACAGCTGGAGGAGTCTTAGGTAGGTAGATGCTGTCAGTGTCCTCTGGATACTCGTCCCGATAGTGAGCTAGGAATAGGTTGAATGCAGTATTTATTTCGCCATAGCCGTGGAGCAGCTGGTGTTCTCGAGCTATATGCCAGGCTGCACCAAAGTGGAGGTCCTGAGCTGGTCTATCAACTTTCCAGCCCAGGATGTATTCATAGAAGTACTTTCTCGCGCAAGACTTGTAATCAGTGAGCTTCGTTGAATCTCGCTGATCCCAAGTAGGATGAGGTATAAGTGGAAAGGTCATCTCGCAATCTCCAAAAGCTCATTATCATTTATTCTGCATACTATAGCATTTGGAGATCTGTGATGGTTCTTGGCTATTACTGCGATGGCAGCTCTAACTTCTTGCTTTAGAAGACTATCCTCTTCTTCTTCCCATCGCCTTCCGACCTTTTCGAGATCAGACTTTACATTCTCGCAGAACTTATTGCCTAGATCAGTCAGGCTATCCAAGTCCCGCCTCCTAGAATCCATGTATCTTTCCACTTCTTCTCTAGCGATTTGAATTACTAGATTAGTGACAGAAGTTACTGGTGTTCTCATTGCTTTTGCTCCTATCGTTTGACCAAGTAAATATCCATCAGCTCCTGTGTGAGGCGAAGGATTCGTCTGTTGATCTTCTTGTAATGAGTTATGTCCATTGAGACGTTCGGTCCACCTAGCATAGTGGGAGAAGTCTCAGGATCCCTTTCACAAGTAAGTGCGTCCCTTCGCCATTGTTTTAGTGTACGCTCAGTTATCATTTTGCGTGAGTCTCCTAATTGTGAATTATTGTACCATTTCTACAATGTAGAAGTCAAATAGAATGTTTACAGCAATCTGTTGTTCTTGTGAAGTCCTCCTACTTTACTGGCAATTCGTTTGAGGAGGTTGCCAAAGAACTCAGACTGCCTACATTCCTCGACTATTACATCTAGGACTTTCATGAAAGCCTTATCGTACTTGTCACACCAGACATCAAAGTCCTTTCCTTCTATCTCCTCAGAGTCATATTCATCATAGAGGTCAGCCAGTTTCCTCAAGACCTTTGCATTGTTTGCTTCACTCATAGAACTATATTCCTTTCTTCATAGTCTCCTCGCTTGTAGAGTAGCAGGTTCAACCTTTTGTGTTTAGCTGCGAATACTCCTGATGCCACAGCGTTCATCACGTTGAGGCTGCAGAGTACTAGATAGTCGCTAGGCTCAGAGTCCACTAGGGCCTCCTTAAATAGCCTAGCCATGTGGCTTACACTGAACCGATTGATAGAGCCGTCCGACAGATACACCAGCCTACCAAAACGTTCAGCTCTGCTAAAGTCATGTGGCGATCTGTTTACGATGTAGACTCTTCGCATAGTCTAATTCTCGCTAGGTTCAGGGCTATCCTCTTCAGGATCTATCATAGGAGTTGAAGACTCAGTCGGCATTGCAGTCTTCACATGATTTAACACTCTTGTAGGAGCTGTAGTCGTAGGGCCCTTGATCTGCTCTGAAGGTCTACGATCCTTTAGTTCTTCTCCCTCTGAAGGGATAGGAAATGGCCTACTCGGGCTTACCTCCTCAAGCTTCTTGGCAAACTTGCCTTTTGGAGTTGGGTTGTAAGCTGGAACAGGACTTTCCTTGAGGCTGAATTCAACTGGCTCATCCAGGCAAACGTGAGGATCAACCAGCTCAATGATAGTGTTGTGCTTAGGTAGGGCCTTGCGAGTTATTGGCAACTGCAGGCCACAATTAGAACAATAAACTACAAGCTTGGACATAGGTCCTCCTTAGAATTCGGTTTGGTCAGCTGTTCCGGTTTCTTCTCCCTCGACCCAGACCCTTACCATGCACTGATTCCAAGGCTGAGCATTAGGATCAAGCTTAGTGATAGTACAATGGACCTCATCCCCTCTGAGATCTATCAGGGCTGCGACTTCAGCGCTGAGAGTCTTCGGGACATAGCCGCACATAGTCCCGTTAAAAATTAACCGGACTGCGTTGGAATCAAACTTATTGTCCGGCTCCGGATCGAGCTTGAACTCCGTACCTTCCTCAAGCTCTCCAATGACCTTCTTCAGGTCATGAAACTTCACACCTGCTACAAAGAATTCACGAACTGCCATACTGCGTCTCCTTTCCTTCTCCAGAATTAGATTATCATACAGCGGAAAAAGATTACCTGGATAGACACCAAACATAGCTACTGAGGCTGCTTCATTCTCTAATGACTCCTTGGCCATGTCGCCCCTCATAAACTCTGCTCCAGTCAAGAGCTCTTCGTGAATCTGAAGTGACTTTATCTCAGCTGCTCTATCTAGCATAGTTATTGTATTAGCCAAGTGTCCGTCGTCCATGTCGCAGATTCTTAGCTTCCTTCCGTCTGATGTTGTCCAGTATTTTGTCTGCTTCCTTATCATGCTTTTGCTCCTTTTGCAGTCTATCGACCGCCTTTAGATAGACGATAACATCTCGTCCAGTTGCTACTATTAGCCTACTCATTCCAATACTCCTTGTAGGTTATAGATGGATGCCAAGACTTTCCATCTGTTAGTTCAGAGATTAAGGCTCCAGCCATAAAGAAGAGGAAGATTGAGATTATAATGAGGGCTGCTCCACTCATGATGCTCTCCATATCATCAGATTTCCTGCTCATCTCCTGCCTCCAGCATCCTCTCGATATTCATAATCTCGTCATGGCACTTTTTGCATAGCCCATGCTTATATACATCTCCATCACACTTGTCAGTGCGACAAAGATGAAGCCCTTCTCTCTCATTTGCAGCGATGCTTAGGAACATGAGCTTACCATTCTCATAGCCATAGTGTACTAGGCAGGCCTTAAATAGTAGCCAGACTGCATCTGTTACTATTATCCCTGGTGCATTGAGAGAGACGAACTTGTTTAGGCTATCGAGCCTTCTCTTTACTACCTCCTCACTAGTCTTGCTCATATCAGTGGATTCCCCTTCTCGTCAATAAGTCCCCACTTCACCATGAGTTTGACATAGTCTTTCTCCAGATACCTGGGACTCTCATTGACAATAGCAGCCCACATATTCTCCGCATCATAGCTAGGCATTCACAGTGAGCTGCTAAGGCCCTTGAATGCTGAGAGAGTGAGACTATATGTCTCTCTAGAAGATTTCTATCATAATCTGATAAAGTTATGTTATCCATCACTCCTCCTCCTGCTCCGTGGGCCGGATTCTCGCCGACAGGTCAACCATCTAGTAATGCCTTGCCTCATTTTCGGCTGAGGCCAACCACCTATAGGACCAGGTATGCGCTTTTAACGCCCGTATCCTGGCGGTTGCGTTCAAGGGCTTGGAACGCAGGCGTGTTCCCCACGCCGCCACGGAGCAAGGTCTCATTGTTTATAAAACTTATTCTTTACCTTATCGAATATCTGCTTTGGCCGATTCCGCTTCTTTTCGTACATCCAAGTAGCATGTGCGGCGGGATTTTTCTTTTCCCTATGTGATTTAGTATTGCGTTTCATTCCTTTCCCTTCCCCTCGCGGAGCCATTTTTCATAATGATCGTCCCATTCTGGACGAAAGGTATCCCTATAACCCTTCGTGGTATGGAATAAAGTCCATGCTTTATTGAGCAGGTCTTCCGCATCCTGCAGCCGCTCCCGCGCTGCCTTGAGTTCGGCGCGGACAGTGCCAAGCTCCCGCTCAAGGCTGCCGATGCGTTTATCTTTCTCAACACAGCCAACACATATATGGGTAATTTCATACTCAGGTATGTCGGCTTTTAGATAATTGCTATCTTTTAACCAGCTTTCCCATCTCCGCTTAGCTATGGCGGCAACTCTAAATGAAGTAGGTGTTATTGGATCGGCCTTGTCACATAACTCCCCAATCTCCCTCAGCGCGGCCTCAAGGCGCTCGATGCTGGATTGCTGATCTTTATTCCAGAAGTAGCCACAGTCTCTACATTGTTCACTCCCATAGCCAGGACCAGGAATCCATAGATTCTCACTCCCACATCTCGGGCACTTCATTGCTTCACCTCTATTTCTACGAAGACCGGAAATCTAGGAACGTGACCAGCTGTCGTGATGTGCTGATACTTAATGACTGCAATCTTGCCGACAAGAGTTTCTCTGTCTTCCCAGAAGATCTGTCTTTGTTCAGCACTAAAGCCAGTTCCCACGTTGAAAGTATTTCCGTCAAAGCCAGTTCCCACGTTGAAAGTATTTCCGTCCCCTGACTTACAGACAAGAGCACCAAGTGATCCCTTTCCAAGACCCTCTTTGTCGTACTCTTCTTGAAAGCCGATGATTTCATAGGAGTCCTTCTTCTTTGGCTTGAACTTCATAATATAGGTAGAGCGCTTCCTAACATATGGAGCGCCTATGTGACGGACTATCATTCCCTCGTAGCCCTCCTTCACTAGGCTATCGAAGGCTCTCATTACATCGTCGAGGTTCTCACAAAGATAGAATGGAGCCACCTGGATGATTGGAGAAAGTCCACGAAGATTCTCAATGATGAGAGTGCGCTTCATCTGTAGAATAGGCTTGTCGTCAGGAGGTATCACATCGAAGACCCAGTACTTGATCTTAGTGGCATCAGAGTGGATGTTCACAGTTCTGGAGGTGATCGGAGTAGATATTCTCGAAAGGCATTCCGTGGCAGTAGAGCTCGCCATCAAGCTCTGCTGTGATGCCTAGGCGAGTCAACTCCAGGTTGATGTGAGGGACTGAGTAGATGGGATTCTCCTCACTCGACAGCAGTAGGCAGCTCCCATACTCGTTGTGATTAGTGCCAGTCATAAGATGGATAGCCCTACATCTGACTCCATCATACTTAGGCTGGACGATGTAGGGAGGCTCCCACTTAGCTAAGCGCTTCTCCTCAAAGGGATAGCATTTCATTATGTTCTTCCAGCGCTGCCATTCTGGGTTAGTCATAGTGCCTCCAAGGTCCTTCGTCCCACTTGTACCAGGTGTTGTAGGAAGCTAGCCTCTCCTCGAAGATGCGGAGATTGACTTTGTCTATGAACGCTGGATGACAGATGGGAACGATCTTTGGCTTTGGCTTAGCAGCTAGTGCCAGTGGCACAGCTGCAATGGTTAGAAAGAATGATCGTCTATTCATCACACTTCTCCTTCGGCTGCCAGTTCCCGCTGCCCAAGAATTCATCCTCGCCCTTCAAGAGCCATGCAGAAAGTTCGATTACATGGTAAAAGAACAGTGCTTCGTCTTCTCTCATACAGAGTTGTCCACAGTTAGCTCCATTCATGAAGACTGTGAACTTCGTGTGAGTACCATCTGCAGAATCTGCTCTAAGGTGTATTTTCATGAGACACCGTCCTTGACTCTCCATAGGCTTCTTCAGCCTCAGAATATGAGTCGAAGCATGCTCCGCACTGTTGGCAGCTGACGCCGCCACTATGCGAGTACAACTCCTCTCCACATCTCGGACAAGGATGTTTCGGTGGGAGTGCTGTCGTAGGACAAGTAGTCTCCAGCCAACTTCCCACTCTACTGTGAGAGCCGAATGCAGACAGCGGCACGTTCAGATGAACGAATCTAACTATCTCTGGTATTAGTGATCCAACTCTCTGGTCTGAGTGGAATACTGCTGCTCTGAGATCGTTTTCGAGGACTGCTCTTAGGAACTTGTTGGGAGGAATGTGCTTCTTGACGTAATTCTCTATTGCTATCTTGAGAGTGACCGGAATCTTATTATCACTCATTGCTTTTGCTCCTTTCTTTTAGTAGGAGGGCCCCATTCTCCCAAGAGGCCCTCCCTGCTTTAGTGCTCTCTTCGATCAGACTCGACTTGCGTCTGCCTCCTTTCGTTATTGCCGGGCTTTCGCCTTGAGTTCCTCGATCTTCTTGGCACGATCTTCCGGAGTCATGGCCATGAGCTTCGCCATGAAGGCTTGCTCAGCGTCGACCTTGGCACCAGCAGTCGCGGTACCCATCTTGGCGTCACCCAGGCGGGTTTGAAGATCCTTCGCCGACTCTCCCCTAAGCAAGCCGCCTCGAATGTTGCCCTGGAGCGTCACTCGCCAGTTTGCGAAGGCGTTTGTCAGGATTGCTTTTGCACCGAACATCTGAATCGCTTCCTGGAGAGCTTTGTTAGCGTCTCCTTCAACGTCGACGAAGTTGACATCGACAGAAGCTATCATCTCCTTGATCCCTTTCTTTTCGTTAGCCGGGACCTTAGCTGTTACAGTCACTTTCTTTGGCATAAGCCAATTCCTCCTAGGTTAAAAGTTGAATGGTTCACTTCCTATCATTATAATGGTAACATAAGAAGCCTATAGAAGTCAATAACAAAATTTGTGAAACCTATAACTCTGGTATTTCATCAGGCTCTCCATCTGTGTCAGGCTCTGTCATTGACTGCTCATAAGTTATTGAGTCAGACTCTTCGATCTGCTCTGGCTCAGTTGGAGGCTCCTCTGGCTCTTCCTTCGCAGGCTCTGGTGCCCCAGCTCCCATCGCCTTCAGAATGTTAATGATCTGCTGCTCAGTGAGATCGTCCTCGTCTATCTCCTTAGGTGGAGGCCCTCCCTTTTTGCCGGGCTCTACCACAGTCCTTCTGCCATCCAGTAGCGAGATCTGATAGTCAGCGTCACGCCACTGTTTTCTCCACTTCTCTACCTCAGCCTTTAGTTCGAGGTAGGTTCTTTCCACGTCTCGCAGCACTGCCGTTCTGCCTATCAACTTCACATAGGCCTCACTTCGTAGAGCCTTGAGTTCATTCAGATCGCTCATCTTTTGACCTTCCTTTTCTCACCTAATCGAGTGGTGTAAAATGGCTCTTTCTCAGAACCTCCCTTGTAGCTCTTTGATTCATTGAGTTCTGCAAATCCTTGAGGAGGCTTACCACAGCCGGAGCAGACAGTAGCTCCAACCCTCCTATTCTTCCTTCTATACTCATCAGCAAGCTTCTTCGAACAGATCATAAGTTCTGGAGCGTGCTTATGCTCCCAGATCATGACTCCAGCTTTCTTTTCAACTGCTTCAGTTGCACAGTTCCAGCACTCGTTTATTAGTCCTGGTTTTCCAGGTCTGAACTCGAACTCGTTGCCGCATGTCTTGCAGACCAGTTTTCGCATGACTTATTCTCCATTTTACAAAGCCATTATACCATAACTTATGGATAGTTGTCAACAAGTCCGGTTGAAAATTATCCGATCTTTATGGCTCCACAGAGCTCATGCTCAGGCTTAGCCTCTCCGTTAGCTAGTTCCCTCAGTCTCCTCAGTGCCTCGTTGTAGCTCTTGAATCCCGCTTCGTACACGCAGTCATCTACTAGGATGTCAAAGCCATTCTTACTCCTAGCTATTCTCCACATAAGCTACTCCTTTCTGAGTTGTTCCCTTACTGACTTCTCTGCCTCATCAAGCTCTTTCATCTGCTGCTTATCTACAGCCTGACGCTGCGCCTCGAATTCCTCAGGGCTCATACCCTCATGCACGACAGTTCCGGCCTCCTTAGCATCACGGATAGCTTTGCGTTTCTCTGCCTCTTCTTGCTGCTTCTTGAGCTTGGCTTCCTCAAAGAGTTGTGCTACAGTTTGTGCAGTGACTACATCTCCGAACGGAGTCCGATGAGTCTTGACCTGATTATCAGGATGCATCGTCTTGTACGCACCTTCTGCATATTCCTTAGGATCTCTGCCTTCTGCTCTCAAAGCCTCGAATCCCAAGGCGATGCCTATCTTCTTCTCAGACCTGCTCTTCATAGACCGCTGATATAGGCCTCTATATGCTAAGACCTTGTTTGCATCTGCTAGTGTCTCTATCTTCTCCTTGAATATATCTGCCTTACTAAGCTCATCAACTAGCAGACTGATACTCCATGACACTAACTGGCTCATGCTTCTAATCGTGTAGCCCCTGCTCTCCCACATTAGTGCCAGGTTTGCTAGATCTACCATGTCTACCCTGCTTGCCACAGGAATAGACCTTTCCTGCTTTACTTCATCATTAGTCATCAATCATTCCTCCTTCGCTTTTGCTCCTAGTCTTCTAGCATCATGCCATCTGGCACCTGATAGAACTCTGCTGCGCAGCATGAGCATAGATAGTTGTCAAGCTCTTTGATGTAATAGAACTTAGTCCACTTAGGACAATCAGGCTTGCCCTTCTCAAGTTCACACCACTCACACTTGTTAGGATTCTTGGCCATAGTCATCTCCTAATCATAAAGAAATGTTTCAAAGAACTCGATAATATCCAGAACTTCTTGCTTCTGGAGTGGCACCTGAGGAAATAGCTCTCCTGCTTCCTCACAGCCTAGGCCATAGTTCTTCTTGTGGATTAAGTATCTATGCAGTTGCATGAGTCTGTCCTTCAGCTCTGCCTCTCTATCCCTGCTCACTAATACCTTAATGGCAGTCTGTTCCTCTTTGGACAGAATACTCCAGGTGTTGTTTAGTAGCAGTGCCATATTCTCCGCTTCCTCAGCCAACACAGGACAGTCTTTGCTATGGTAAGCTCTCATCCCGCACTCAGGGCAAGGCTCTCCATGCTCTACTCCACACACAGTGCAGCATCCTGTCTCAGGATCGACTGTGCAGTCCGAATCCTTCGAGTGATTCTTCATAAACTATATCATTGAAGATCTCGCGAGCATACTCCTCGCTATCGCTCTCAGTCACCACCTGAGTATCCAGATACGTGACATTCTCGTCTCGCTTGGTTCTAACTAACGAGACTATCACTCTGTAGTTCTCGGGCTCGCCTTCTTTCCTACTGGCCAGTTCTAGGATTGCCCTCTTCCTTTCAAGTGAAAGACTATCCCAAATCTGAGCAATCTTGGCTTTCATCTGATCTTCCTTAGTCTCTTCCATGACTCCTCCTACAGGTTGTAAGGGAATTCTGTTTTGGTAGTGTGGACGTTGACGATCTCGTGATCTATCAAACCCTCGAAGTCGCCTTTGTGATTCTTCAGGATCTCTGACAGTGTCCTAATTACCTGCTCGAGCGCGTGAGTCTTGGATACTGCACTCACGTGCTTTGTTATTGTCACTTTGTAGAGATACTCCATAGCTCCTCCTATCATAGTCCAATGCAAACATTCCTACGTGTAATTATGTAACAACGTAGCACCGTAATAACGTATCCGTTTCCTAGGTGCCCGGTGTGCTACGTGCAAACAAGCAAACATTCAAACATTACTACAGGAGCACGTTCTGCAAACTTTATATATATTTATAGAGTTTGCATGTTTGCATGTTAGCCCGTAACCTACCCCCCACCTAGCAAACTGATACGAAATTACAATCCTACAAAATACATCATAACACACCTACATAGTAGTTGTAAATATCTACGCCTCACCTCCTCTCGCAATCTAGTCTTCAACAACTCAATTTAATCCAGGGCGCTGTTAACTACTTGTTGAACTTCGCCTTGAGTTCGGCTATCTTAGCCTCCCTCGCTTCCGGAGTCATGGCAGCCAGTCTGGCCATGAATGCTACCTCAGGATCCACTGGCTGTCTTCCACCTTTATAATCCAGGTGAAGAATCTGCCCGTTCTTATACTGCTCAGGCTTCTTCCTCAGACTCGTCTGGATATTGATTCGCTTGTCCTTCAGACTTGAGGCTATGATGTCTGCCAGTGACACGGCTTCCATTTTAAACCTCAGCGTCACGGACTTGCTATCCCCGGCTTTCTTCGAGTCCTCGTCGGCACTGAACGAAGCCGGAATATCAAACTCACCAGACACTACGTAATTAGGCACGTCTGCCTTGTTAATAGTGTGCATACGCAATCTCCCTTCCTATTCAAAGATTGCGCCCTGGACTAAATTCAGTTGTCAAAGAACTAAACTCAAACAATAGCCTAACACATGGCACCTTGAATGTCAAGCGTTAATTACTCAGTTATCTTGGTGATCTCAGACCGAAACCAGTCCTTTTCGTCTTCGCTGAGTTCATTCCAATCCTTACGGAACTCAGCCAAGGTTTCGTACTCAAAGAATTCCTTAATCTTGAGCAATAAGCCCTTCTGTGCCTCAACCTTTTCCATAGCCACCTACCTTCCTCGGTGCCATGAATTAGGCTATCGCCAGGTTGTCAAAGATCCAGTTCGGTCAATAATTATCCGAACTATCCAAACAATCGTTTATAACACAGTGGACATAGCCGATACCATTGGCCCTTGATTTGTACCAACCACGTCCAGTCATGCTCACAGCAATAACATTGCCGTGGATTTGGCTTTAACATATTCACCTCCACATTCGATAGGCGTTAATCCATACACTTATGGCAATGACTATGACCATTACCATAATGCCTTGGGTGTACGATCCCTCCATTGTTAATCCCCTTTCCGTGGTCACCTCGCGATCACAAGCCCATGATACCGCGAAAATGCGAGTTGTCAACAGAAATCGACCCGTGCCCATAACTTGTTGAAAACAAACGAGTTAGCCCGATGGGGGAATCGAGTTTCAATTCCAGGCGGGTTGACTTCTCTACATCTTATCCCACTGGAACTAAATACACAAAAATGCACAATTAAGACGAGTCATAACGAGTTATGACGAGTTCGGTTGATTTTTAACGGGACTAATTGGCGAAAGGGACTGGATTGTGGTCAGAGAGGTGAGATTCCACAAGATAGGAGGGTTTCACAAATTTTGGCCTTGACAGCACGGAGATAGAAGGGGTATCATTTGGGTATAGGGAGAATACCGATGGGACTAGCAGAAACAGTCGAGGACGAGAATGAAGGCCTCTACGGCTTTGAAGGGAGAGAAAACGATAAGAGGAGAGTCGACCCTGAGGAGCGCAAAACTTACGATATTGAGCAGCTCTGGCAGCGCCATCATGAGATTCTGACACTCGCAGCTGAAGGATTCAAGAATGTTGAAATAGCTAAAATCTTAGCTCTGGATCCTCAGACGGTCAGCAACACTATAAATAGCCAACTTGGGCTCGTCAAGTTATCCGAACTCAGGAAAGTTAAAGATGGTGATGCTAGACTTCGACTCGAGCAGATTCGTGTACTCACTGATAAGGCCATTAGGACCTATAACGAGATACTAGATAACGAATCTCGAGAAGCCACTCTGAAAGATCGCAAAGATGTAGCCGACAGAGTCATTTCTGACCTCTCTGGCCTAAAAGTCCCTACCAGGCTAGTAGCCTCTCATGGAGTTGCAGTTCTCACAGCAGAGCAGTTAGCTGATTTCAAGCAGCGAGGGATAGCTGCAGCTCGTGAGGCTGGATTAGTTATTGACGTGAAAACTGAGGAAGACGGGAATGGGACTCCAGTTGAACAAGAAGCAACAGGAGATCAAGGAGAAGGTTGAGTTATTTGCCTCGATCCTTGACATAGACCCCTACTGGGCCGTTGCAGTAGCAATGACAGAGTCTTCCCTAGGGCTCCAACAGCAGTCTCCAACTGGTTGCAAGGGCGTCTTTCAGATGTCATCTATAGCCATGAAGGACCTCCTTGAGGAGATGGCTAAAGTCAATGACGACTCAGTAGATATAGCCTGCGGAACTGCATTTCTCAAAGTGTTACTCAAAAGATGGAAGAGCATAGATAAAGCAACATTACACTTCTGCGCTCCTAAGGATAGAGACTTCTATCTTAATCGTGTGAGGAAATATATGAGGGAATTTCAGCGTATGGACGGTGAAGATGTTTGACAACATCAGATTACTTCTTAAGCTACGTCCTGTAGCAGAAAGGCTTAGGCAAATCATGAAGATGCGTTTCAGTTTCAACATGATCTTTCAAATCCTTGCTCTAATTATCCAAGGCTATAACCAGATTGAGGACATTCTGTCTCCTGAGAATAAGGAGATAGCTGCTCTAGTCATTGGAGTCCTTCAGGCTATAGTTGCTCTTTGGGCCCACTATAAGAATCCAGATGGCACACCAGTAACCACTGCGTATATCTCTCCAAAGAGCAAGAAGGGTGGAATGACGACTCTATCAATTCTCATGTTAGTCATGCTCTTGACATTGCCTCTATCTGCCCAAGAGCCAGCTGACCTGCCCGATCAGATATTTGGAGCAGGTATGTCATGGGCGACTTACACTCCTCCTCAACTCTCTGGCAACATGCTATATGCGAAGCGAATGATAGAAGAGACAGCCACTTACTCCTTCACCTTTGTAGATGTCATTAGTAGCGAGGAAAGCGACTATTTCGTATCTCCGGTATTTACTACTGGCATCGCACAAAAGCTGCCTGACTTTACTAAGCTTCCAATCTATGCTGTTGGGAGTATAGGGATCCTAACTGGTGGTAGTGCAGCTGAAGGCAAAGACACAGCGTCATTTGCTTACACCTACGGTTTTGCTGTTCCTCTAAAGTTCCCTCTCTTTGGCCTAGGCAGTAAGGGATGGAAGATTATCCCTAATGTCAGAGGAGTTGATAGCCTTATAACAGATCCACAGCCAATCTTTGGCTGTCTAATTGCATGGGGAAGATGATATAAGGGGAATCAAAGTAGATGGCGCCTAAAGTTTCTGTCATAATTAGTAATCGAAATGACGTAGCGATGCTGGTTGTCACTATCCGCTCATGTATAGAGGAATTCGTTCCTCTTGGTAAAGGCGGAGGTGAGATTGTCGTCTGTGACAACTCCGATGAGCCAGTCTATGATCGCCTTCAGTCCTC